GTTGTCGTGCCACAAGTACCACAATTAACAAGCATTAACACACTTTAACACCGCCACCTTTTGTTAAACTTTCATAAAAGAAATGTTTCACGTGGAACGGTGGCAAAGTGGATGCCACAAAATGTTTCACGTGGAACAAAACTGTTATTAATGTTTCACGTGAAACGAAGTGTTAACAGATATTAATTTTACTCTTTAATACTTTTTAACTAAAATAATTTGGTGGTTATTGAAAAAAGACGTATCTTTGCACCGTGTTTATGAAACATTATAAGTTTAGCAATTTAAATTAGGTAAGTTATGAACAGAAATTTTGATGAAATTATTTTGAACTGTGTTACAAGTGTTAACGCTTTGATGACTTCAAACGAAGTCGCCAAAGATGACAAAGCGGTTATCAAGTTGAACCGCTTTAAGAAGTGGTTGAACGATTTTGCGGCTGCAAATGGTAACACAGAAGTTGGCGGTTACACAGGTGACGATGACCGTGAACAGTAAAGTAACAACAGAAGTTTAACGTTTAAAGGTTTTAAGTTATGGCTAAAGGTTTTAGTTTTGCAAGTAAGTTCAACAAAACAAGTTTCGGTATTGATACAACCGATTTTCCGTTTGTAAAGTTAACCGACATTTTCAACAGTAAGAATGAGGGTGGCGGTGACGTTGTGCATCCTATCAATGGTTTGTACGTTCACAAATCACAGTTGGGGGATTCGCCTGTTATTATCGATGCAGAAAACAAGCGTTTGGTTAACTTGCCACAGTTCACAGGTGACACGATTCGTGAGATTCTCGCAGATAGTGAGGCGGTGGATGCTATCAAAGCAAACAAAGTCGGTTACACGATTTACGAATATGAATCGCACGCCAAAAAGTGTTACGGTATTACCTTTGTAGATAAGTAGTTTCGTAGGGTAAAGGGTGGATAACGTCACGGGGGTAAACAGTAACTTTGTTTATTGTTGCCCCCGTTTTTGTTTCATTTAAAATTTAGTAAGTTATGGCAAAAAGGAATCCTATAGGTTTTAGCAAAAAGACCTTTTCATTTACTAGTAAAATTCACGTAAAAAGTGAGATTTTAACCGCTTTAGAATCAGACCCAGCTTTAAGAAAAGAAATTGCACGAACTTTTCAACAGGCAAATCGAAGAATCCAAAACGTTGAAAGTTCGGGTATTGTTTCCCCTGCTGTTGTTGCTCTTAATAAAGGTGATGTAAAGGGATTTGCAAAATTTTCAATGAAACACGATTGGAACGATTTAAAAATCGAATATGCCAAAGCGGTGGCATTTCTGCAACAACCTACATCAAGCGCAACAGGTACGAAAGAATATGCGCAACACCTAAAGCGCACGTACAAACTGAATGACGATGAATTTAGTTTGATGCAAAACAAATTAATGGGTAAAATTGCTAGTGTTTCCGATGAAAAGTTTTTGGAACAATACTTAATGCAGTACAAAGATTTCACGGGGGAACTTGAACAAGAGAGTAAAGACGTTTCCGACCAAATCGAAAGTGATGCTATAAAAATAGCCGATTCGCTGCAAGACGATTTGAACGAACAGGCAAAAGCTATTGAAGACGAACAAGAACGAATGAGCGGTTTGTTAGACGATACACTTGCAAAGATTCTGAAAAGTTTCAAAAAATTCGGTTTATAATGAAAAAGATACCCTTTGAACTACAAACAGAAGTTTTCACGCCAAAAGATATTGCAAAGGTTTTATCTTTGGCGGTGAACGAAAAGAATTTTACAGGCAATAATAAGGGCGAAAAGTTCCTTAATGTGCCCGTGTCTTTCGATATTGAAACCACATCTTTTTACCGTGATGAAGACGGTGAAACATACAGTTATGAACGTTATATGAAATTAGGTGGCAAACAAACCAAAATGGAAAAATGTTCTTTAATGTATGTGTGGCAATTTGGAATAAACGGATTTTGCATTATTGGTAGAACGTGGGATGAATTTTTGCAAATGTTATCCGAAATCGTGGATATATTGAAACTTTGCCCAAAAAAGCGTATTATTATTTACGTTCACAATTTGTCGTATGAATTTCAGTTTTTCCGTGAGTTGTTAGATTGGGAAAAGGTTTTTTCTATAGACCTAAGAAAACCGATTTACGGTATCACTAAAACGGGTTTAGAGTTCCGATGCAGTTACTTACTTTCGGGGTATTCTTTGGCGAAATTGGGTGAACAACTTCAAAAATATAAATGTGAAAAGTTAGTCGGTGATTTGGACTATTCCCTGTTGCGCCACAGTGAAACACCGTTGACCAAAAAAGAAATAGGTTACTGTTTGAATGATATTAAAGTCGTTATGTGCTATATTCAAGAATTAATTGAGCAGTACAAAGGAATAACACGTTTACCGATTACAAAAACGGGGTTTGTGCGTAAATATTGCCGTTCTGTATGCTTTAAAACAACTGACGAAACAGGCAAGACGATTCCGAACTTCAAATATATTGATAAAATACACTCTTTGAATATTACAGGTTTGGATGAGTTTTCTATGCTGCAAAGGGCGTTTTCGGGTGGTTTTACACACGCCAACGCAAAATACACGGATGAAGTAATTGAAAACGTAGATAGTTACGATTTTACTAGCAGTTACCCCTATGTTATGGTGTCGGAAAAATTCCCTATGAGCACAGGTGTTTTCGTTCCTGTAAAGTCGATGAAACAATTTGAGTTTATGACTAGTAAATTTTGTTGCGTGTTCGATATAGAGATTACAAACATTTTTGCGAAATCAGAAAACGAAAACCCCATATCGGTAAGCAAATGTTTCGTCAAAGAAAACGTTTCCGAAAATAACGGTAGATTGGTTTGCGCAACAAAAATTTGTATGACAATTACCGAAATAGATTACAAAGTGTTTTCACAGTTTTACACGTGGGAACAAATAAGAATCGGGCGAATGATTTGTTATCGCAAAGAATATTTGCCGACCGAATTTGTGAAATCTATTTTGCACCTGTATGAAATGAAAACGAAACTTAAAGGTGTAAAGGGTAAAGAAGTGGAATATCTGAATAGCAAAGAAATGCTTAATAGTTGTTACGGTATGTGTGTTACAAACCCTTTGCGTGATGAAATTTTATGTGACGGTGAAACGTGGGATGTGGAACACCTTACAGGCGAAAAGCAATTAGAAATGCTTAATAAATACAACGATAGCAAAAACCGCTTTTTATTTTACCCGTGGGGTATTTATGTTACCGCCTATGCAAGAAGAAACCTTTTTACAGGTATTTCTGAATGCGGTGACGATTACATTTATAGCGATACCGATAGCGTTAAAATAATGAACGGGGATGCCCACAAAGCGTATTTCAAAGCATACAACGATTTGGCACAACAGAAATTACGTGCCGCCTGTAAGTTCCACAAAATACCATTTGAAAAGGTTGAACCTGTAACGATAAAGGGAATCGCAAAACCTTTGGGGGTTTGGGACTATGAGGGGCGTTACACCCGTTTTAAAACTTTGGGCGCAAAACGTTATATGATTGAAGAAGAAAACGCCCTTACAGTAAACGGCAAAAATTATAATTACTCTATGACCGTTTCGGGTGTTAACAAAAAATCTGCTATCCCCTATATGGTGGAAACTTTCGGGGAAAATGGCGTGTTCGATGCCTTTACTAACTATCTAGACATCCCACCGAGTGCAACAGGTAAGAATATTCATACATATATAGATTACGAACAAACGGGAACGATAAAAGACTATAAGGGAAACGTTTCAAGTTACGATACGACCACAGGCGTGCATTTAGAGCCAACGGGGTACACTTTGAGTCTTTCAGTTCTTTATATAAACTATTTAATGGGAATAAGATTAAAAAAGGAATAATATGAAACAGAAAAAAGAAAAAGTGGAAACACCTAAATTTTACACGTTGAATCGTATTTTGTCAAAAAATGCAGATTACAACGTTATTTTCGGTGAACGTTCCAACGGTAAGACGTATGCAACGTTGCTTTATGGAATAAAGGAATATTTGCGCACAGGAAAACAAATGGCGTACATTAGGCGTTGGCGTGAGGATTTGAGGGGCAAACGTGCCGAAAGTTTGTTTGCAAATCACGTGGCAAATGGCGTGATAACAGAACTTACAAATGGCAAGTTTAACGAAGTGTTTTACGTATCGGGTAAATGGTTTCTTTCGTTCTATGACCCCGAAACGAAAAAACGTGTGCCCGAAAACACACCGTTCTGTTATGGGTTTTGTCTTTCAGAACAGGAACACGAAAAGTCTAGCAGTTACCCGAACATAACGACTATTGTTTTCGATGAGTTCCTTACAAGACGTTATTATTTGCCCGATGAGTTTATGCTATATATGAACCTGTTGAGCACAATTATTCGTCAAAGAAATGACGTTAAAGTATTTATGTTAGGAAACACCGTGAATCAGTTTTGCCCGTATTTTACCGAAATGGGATTGAAACAGGTGCGAATAATGGAACAGGGCACAATAGATATTTATAAGTTCGGTGAGCACGGTGCAACGGTGGCGGTTGAATATTGCAGTACTATTGTAAAACATAAAGCGAGTAACAAATATTTCTGTTTTGACAATGAAAATCTGCAAATGATTACGGGCGGTAAATGGGAACTAGCAGCATATCCACATTTGCCTGTAAAGTACAAACCGAATGACGTGTTGTTTGTATTCTATATTCAGTTTAACGAAATGACGTTACAGGGTAACGTGATACAGGTTGAGGACAAAGAAAACGGGGTGAATAACTTCATTTATATTCACAACAAAACAACACCGATTAAAGATACCGACAATAGTTTAATTTATTCGTTGAATATGAACGGCAAACCGAACTACAAACGTAAGTTGTTGAGTACTGCAACGTATCTAGAATCGCAGATAACTAGATATTTCGCAACGGATAAAGTATTTTATCAAAGTAACGAAATTGGAGAAATCGTGCGTAACTATTTAATGGCGAGCGCACGCAGTAACATTATTACTTAATATCTGTTAACGGGGGTTAAAAATGTTTCACGTGAAACACTTTTCCCCTGTTTTATTTGGTGAAACCAAATAAAGTTATTATCTTTGCAGCATCAAATAACAAAGTTAAAAATTACTATATGGATGCAAACGGAATAATTTCACTTATTAGTAACGTTGGTTTTCCTGTTGCGGTGTGCATCGCCCTTTTCTATTATATGGAAAAACAGAATGAACGCCACGAAAACGAAACCGACAAACTGAATGAAACGGTACAAAGTAACACAAAGGTGCTCACAGAACTTTGCACCTTAATTAAAACTTTAATTAAGTAAATGGAAAAAGAAAACTTATATAACAGGTTTCAAACAGAAGTTAAAAACAAAGATACCGCATTATTTACATTTATGCAACGTGTTCTTTGTATGACTTCAAAAATGTTTGTTTACACGGGCACACCCGAAACAATGCCGCCCGTTGAACTTGAAAGGATTTTGCAAACAACGGGTAACGTTGGAATCGCAGAAGTAAACGGGAATCTGTATGCGTTACAGGGAACACGGGGCGGTGAATGTGATGCCTATTATCACGGCAAAGATTACGTTGTTGCAAACCCGTGGTTGAATTTGAACAAGACGTTCAAAATTGATGAGGATATTATCGTTATCAATAACACACCTTTTGCGGATTCGCTTTTGCCTATTATCGGAAAATATGGTGTACTTTACACGGATGCCACAATAACTTTGAATTTGGCTAGCATTTTGACCCGTATCACTATGTTGATTTCGGCAAGTGACGACAAAACCAAACAGAGTGCAGAACTGTTCTTACAGAAGATTTTGAACGGTGATTTTTCTGTAATCGGTGAAAATGCCTTTTTCAAAGGTGTGAACTTACAAACCCCACCGACACAGGGAAACCAACAAATCGGGCAATTAATTGAACTGTTGCAGTACTACAAAGCTAGCCTGTTTAACGATTTGGGTTTGAACGCAAATTATAACATGAAACGTGAACGGTTGAACACGCAAGAAGTTTCTATGAATATAGATGCTTTGATGCCGTTTGTTGATTCAATGTTAACGGAACGTGTTGAGGGTGTGAAACGTGTTAACGAAATGTTCGGCACAGAAATAACCGTAACTTTGGGGTCAAGTTGGAAAATCGAACACGAAAATTATTTGTCGTTGCTCAAAGCATCAGAAGACGGGCACGACCACACCGATAATGAAGACGTTGACCCTGTAACGGAAAACGAAACAGAAGAAACGCAAGAAACAGAAGAAACGGAAACAGAAACAGAAGAAACGCAAGAAACAGAAGAAACAGAAACGGAAACAGAAGAAACGCAAGAAACAGAAGAAACAGAAGAAAAAGAAAACAAAGATGAAAATTAACGAACTTTTCACAACTGAAAACGGTTTATTTGATAAAATCTTTAAACCCCTGTTTCCTGTTTTGTATGAATCAATATTTGGGAATGATGACCCGAAAATAATTGATATTGATTTTCGTTTCAAATATGGAAACAGAACTTTGTGTGATGCCGTAACAAACGAAACTGCAAACGATATTGTAAAAAGTATTATTACAGTAAAGTTTGACGAATGGCAAAAACAAATTCAAGTGTTTAATAAAGAATATGACGTGTTAAATCCTGTAACGTCAAAAACAACGGAAACAACAAGTAACACCGTTGACGAAACAGGCAATAATAGCACAGTCGATTCAAGTGTAACCTTTAACAATGGAGATTTCGGAAATGACACGAAACAACAAAGAGATTCCACAGGGAACAGACAAGAAACGGGCACGAAAACAGTTGTTAAAAACGGTGTTCCGTCTAGTGTTCCAACTAGTGAAATTATTCAAAAAGAAATGAGTTTGCGCAAAACTAATTTCAAAACGCAAGTGATAACAGAACTTGCAAAAGAGTTAACAGTAGATATTTATTAATTACTAAAATTTTTATAAAAATGTATGTAAATCAGATTTATGAGTTAGTTAAAACCGTATCGGGTGAAGTTTTGGGTAGAGCCGATTTGGTACACGAAGACCTTACGGGTGTCGTGGATTTGGGTAACGAAGTGTTCAACCAAAATGCGGTTGACAATTACGTTAAATCGTTGGTTAACCACATCGGTAAGGTTGTTTTCGTGAACCGCCCTTATTCGGGTAAAGTTCCTAGTGTTCTTATGGATGCGTGGGAATTTGGCAGCGTTTTGGAGAAAATCAGTGCTGACGTTCCACAGGCTGAGGAAAACAACACGTGGGATCTGAAAGACGGTACAGAGTACAAACAAGACGTGTTCCACAAACCGACCGTTTCCGCTAAGTTCTTTAACTCAAAGGTAACTTTTGAAGTTCCCGTTTCAATTACTGAAAGACAAGTAAAGGAATCTTTCAGCAGTGCAGAGCAGTTGAACGGTTTCTTGTCTATGATTTATTCAGCAGTTGAAAAGTCAATGACTATCAAGACGGATGCTCTTGTTATGCGTACAATTAATAATATGATTGCGGAAACGTTGAATGCCGACAAAACCGCTTTCGGATTCGTATCGTCAACACGCGAAACCGTGAACTATGCGAGTGCGTCAACAGTTCGTTGCGTGAACCTGTTGAAACTTTACAACGATAAGACGGGCGCACATTTGACCGCAGACGTTGCAGTAACAACGCCCGACTTCATCAGATTTGCCGCCTATATTATGGGTTTGTATGCCGACCGTTTGCAGACAATTTCAACCCTGTTTAACGTTGGCGGTAAGGAACGATTCACACCGAAAGACGTTTTGCACACAGTTCTGTTGTCCGATTTCGCAGCCGCTGCAAAAGCATACCTGTATGCCGACACGTTCCACAGTGAAAACGTTTTGTTGCCACAGGCTGAAACCGTTGCAAGTTGGCAAGCAACGGGCAAAGATTACGCCTTTGCAAACGTTTCAAAGATTGACGTAAAATCTGCTAGCGGTGCGAGCGTTTCAGTTAGCGGTGTTTTGGGTGTGATGTTCGACCGTGATGCGTTGGGCGTTACAAATTTGGACAAGCGAGTAACAACCAACTACAATGCAAAGGCTGAGTTCTTCAACAACTATTTCAAGTTTGATGCAGGCTATTTCAATGACACAAACGAAAACTTTGTTGTATTCTTTGTCGCCTAATTTAGTTGTCTAACTTTTGGGGGTGTTCCTGTAGTTGATAGCACAGGGATGCCCCTTTTAGCTTTTAAGGTATGATTAAAATTAAAACTTACATTTACAACGGAAAACCGAATGAAGTAAACAAGACTTTACAGGAAAACGAAGAATATTTGGGAGTATTGAATGCAACGTTCAATGTTTTAACGCCTGTTGTTCGTTTCAGAACACGCACACCTGTAACGTTTAACTATGTTTATATCGAAAGTTTGAACCGTTATTATTTCGTTTCTGAGAAACAACAAGACGGTGATATTTGTACAGTTCGTTTGCGTGTTGACGTTCTGTTTACTTATAAGAATATTATTTTGAACAGTACTGCAACGTTGACAAAAAGCGAAAACGGAAACAAATATCTTTCAAACCGTTCAAACGTTGTTGACGTGCGCCCGAATATCAGAAAACTAGATTTTCCAAATAAGGGGCTATTGGATGAAACGGGTAGTATTGTTATGGTAACTATTAAAGGTAACGTTTAAATATGAAAATAACTTATAACATTTCAGACCAAACAACAGTTATCGGTGACAAACCCGAAACTATTGAAAAGGGTGAAACTTTGAATTTGACCTTACAGGCAAATTCGGGGTTTAAGTTTGACCCTGTGCCGTTGGTTGCTATCAGAACATCAAGTTTTCAATATATCAACACAAACTTTGAAATCGACAACACGGGGAAAAATGCAACGATTTCATATCAGATTCCAACAAATGCGGCAAATTGTACCGTTAAAGCGTTTACGGTTGAGAGTGCAGACCCCGAACCCGAAACCGTAACGGTTACAAACAATTTGTCAAATTGTTCTAGTTCGTTGAACAATGGAACGGTGAACAAAGGTGAAGAGATAACAATAACTTTGACCGCAAACAATGGGTTTTCTTTTTCGGGTGTTGCGCCAACTGTTGACTATGAAACAACAGGCACACCGTCAACTGTTTTCAATGTATCTAGCGACAAACTAACTGCATCGGTTACAATTACCCCGAATGACAATTTTACAATAAATGCCAACGCTTACGAAATTAAAACTTTTGTGAACGTCACATATAATTTGGCAAATTGCGTTTCAAGTTTGACGGGGGAAACGGTAGAAAAGGGCAAAGAAATTACGGTAACGGTAACGGCAAACGAAAACGCACAATTTGACGGAATCACGCCAAACGTTTACTATCTAGAGCACGGAATCCCGAAAACGGTTAATTTTACGCTAGATACAGAAAAGAAAACGGGTACACTTACATTTACGCCAAATTATAACTTTACTTTGAACGCAGAAGCAAACGTAATTGAACCCGTTGCGAAAAATTACGGTGCTATTAATGTTTATAAAGTAAGTTTGGAAAATTTGGATGCTTTCAGTAAGCAACGTTTTTCAAAAGTTGTTGACGAAACAACAGGTGCAACACAAACCGTTAATTTGGGCGTTTATGTAAACCGAATAAAGCGTATTTTTACAAACGTTCCTGTAAATGGTACGGACAATTTGAAATGCGGTAATTACGATACGAAAATCGTTGTAGAAACGCCAAAAACCGATATTTTAACAATAGATTTCGGTAACGTTGAACTAACAGGCGCAAACGGTAACAACGAAGACTTTAACGCACAGGTACAAATGTTTATCCCGTTACGTGGGTTTGTTCCTGTAGATAGTTCTTACATCGGTAAGACGGTTAATTTAACTTTGAAAGTTAACGTTATTACAGGGGATGCCGTTGCGTTTATTTCGTGTGACGGGGTAGCGTTTCAGTTTGAAAGTTTTTCTTTGGCACGTGATGTTATTTATCGAACAGGTGATAACGATTTAAATATCGTTGGCGGTGATAAATGGAACGAAGAAATTTTGTACGGTTTAGAACCTTATGTTTTAATTACCGAAAATTTAACCGTAAACGTTCCTGTAAACAACACGCAAGAAAACGTAACAATAAATGCGGTTACAGGTTTTGCACAGTTTGAAAACGTGAATTTGAACACGGCAAACTTGTTAGTAGATGAATATAATGAAATTATTTCACAACTTGAAACAGGTGTTTATTTATAAAAGAAAACGGGCGGTAAAATTGTTACCGCCTGTTTTCTTATTTTTTATTATTAAATTCGTTGGCTAAACCTTTGCCACAAATAAAATCTAAGGCACGGTTTTTCTTTGCCTTTTCTGCATCAAGTTTGCAAGAAATAGTTTTTATTACTAAAGTTTGCGCCTTTAATGTTTCGATAACAGAATTTAAAAGCATACCGTTTGTGCCTGTTGTTTCTTCTGCTATATATTGCAAATTTTCTGTTGAAACTTTAATAGACTTCAACAAAATTTCTATTGCCTTTTCCATAACTATTTCTTTTCAAGATTCATTATTATTTGGTTACGGGGTTTGCCGTTTCGTGAACAAACCGAAATATGAAACCAAAAAGACGTTGACCCTTTGCGGTGTTCCTTAATAAGTTGGTCAAAACCGCCTGTTTCTCTTAGAACCTTTTCCAAAGATTCCATATCAGCACACACCACATCAGCCGCCAAACCTTTAAGGTGTTGACTGTTAGCCACACCGCCCACCGCTTTATTAAGCATCGGTGAACGATAGCCGCTATTAATCAGAATCGGTTTACCCAACTTTTCACGGATGCCGTCTAAATAATCAGCAAGACGATTCAAGTTGTCAACGATTTCAAACGTTGGCATATTGTCAATGCCCAAACGTTTTGCCGTTGCCGAGTTTATGAACTCTGACAAACTAAAATACTTAATCTTTTTCATATAATTATTATTTAGTTGAAACAATAAACCACTTTCGGGAATCTTTGTGCGTTGGAAAACGACCTTTGACCGTTATTTTGCAGTCGCCCTGTAAGTAATCAATTTTGTTATTGAAAAATTCGCTTACTTTATCAGAACGAACCATAAAAACCGTTTCTTTGTCGGTTTGTGTCAATGTAATCTTAAAATATGAATGTTCCATATATAATTTATTTTGTGCCCTTACAGGCGGTTAAACTTAAATGCTTTTAACAGGTTTGCCGTTAACATCTAAAACGTCAACCTTTGCATATTGACCCACAATTTTTGAGTGCATATATAAACCACCACCGCAAAAACGATAGTCTTTTAACGCTTTTGTAACGACCTTTGTGTCTAAAGATTCTAAAGATTCTAAAAGACACCCAAACTTAAACTTCTGTAATCGTATCATAACTTTGTATTTTGTGCCTGTAAGGTGTGAACCTCACAGGCGGTTAAACATTTACTTGATTCGTTCACTTGTTTGAATCAACTGTAAGAATGAACTAGCATTTTTACCCAATTTGTTGCAAAGTTGAGTGACGCAGCATCCATATTCATTAATGTAGTTCAAACTATCTTTTGATTCAAATATAGTGTAAACGTCTTTCGTCAACTTTGGCAATCTGTTGTGCTTGATGCAGTTGGTTTCGTGTTCAAACATAACTTTTGCCACATCAGCAAAATCGCCCGTAACTATTTGTGTTTCACGTGATGTTTCACTTTTTACACGTGTACCGTCAACAGATAAAACTGTTTCAAACTCTAAAGTAATTTTGTACGTTGCCATATTCGTATTTTTAAAGGGTTGAACTAAATTTTCTAAATCACGTTGCAAAGATACGACTTTTCCACTAAACCACCAAATTATTTTTGTTAAATAGTGCAAAAATTTTAATTTAAATCTTTTTAACATCTATGCTTTTGTTCCACGTGAAACATTTTGTGGCATCCACTTTGCCACCGTTCCACGTGAAACATTTCTTTTATGAAAGTTTAACAAAAGGTGGCGGTGTTAAAGTGTGTTAATGCTTGTTAATTGTGGTACTTGTGGCACGACAAC